ATAGATAAACAAACGATCACTGGGCAAGCAGAAATCCATGGGGCGTAAAAGCTTTTGGCCATGGGGTGGAATCACCACGCTTGCACCCCCAGAAACTGTTTCGTGGGACTTGGGGAAAAGCTAGCACTCGTAAGGAAGGACTAAGGGAGGGGTTGTAGGGATAAAGATATTGTCTGATGGATGTGGGAATGAGGAATGTGGCAATTAATGCTGCGGACTGACCTGCTGAAACACGCTCATACTGGCTACAATCAATAACTTGGGGGATACTTATTTAGTGCTTTTGTTTATTAATGGCATTTGGCCATGTCAGTGACTCTGGCATAAACATTTAACTGTCGAGGACAAACCAACATAAACTCAATTACGTCAGCGGCCATGGATACAACTAAATTATTACTCACTTTGTTCACTCTTGTTACTTGCTCATATTTAGTTTCTATAGAATTCGTTTCTATTTCACTTTCATTACCGTTTGCCATGGTAACCATAGCCTTCATACTCATATTCAAGACGCTATGGACCATTTCATCAGTTTTAATAACTGAATATTATTTTAGAATTAGATTTTATATAGTCTATCATTTCAATGCAACTGCAATCCAAAGACAAATGATGGACTATGACTATAATGCCTCCGATTGGGCAGCACTACACATAGATGGAATCAATTATGAAGAAAAGTATCACGATCAAGAAGAGGATGCTGATACTGGAGCCGTTGTGCTCAAGGGTGGGGAGGTCAGTTGGACGCAAGGTTCAACCCACCGCGGTAGGAGAGTAAATATCAGCTGGGAATTGGCTGATTATTTATATTGGAAACACACCATTCAAGGTAAGGCGCAAGTTGAGCTTTTGATGAGATGTGCACAAAATTGGTTTGATAACTACTACCCAAAATGCTTGTACGCTGATAGATCATTATTATTTGCTACAGCGTTGGAGAGAATGGCTGCTATGAAATGGAGTTCGCAGTCATATGAACTCTACCGACAAGCATATCCTGATAAGACTTTATATTAGGGAAGCCCAACTGTAAGAGAAGCAATCAGCGTGCCCAAAACTCGTGCACCAACTGATCAATTAAAAATTAAGTACACCGGGGCTAGACCAAAACGAGTTAAAAGATACGTTGAGATACAGGGACCTCAACCCCTCTCACACTATGATGTTTTTGAAAGTACACTAGTGAATGTTGAAAGGTGCTTAGCTGAAAGAGTGTTTCATGTTGAAAATAATGGAGTATATGTTCTCCCACCTCAGCCAGTACAACAAGTATTTGAAAGAAGATTGCAATATATAATCAAACACATGAGAAATTGCTGTAAAAATGACGCGATGCCAGTGCCATATAATGATGAAGAGATAATCAAAACCTGTGCACCTCATAAACGCAAGAAGACTCAATTGGCCCTTACAAGAATGGATGGACGTAAGGCAACCAGAAAAGATTCCAATGTTACGATGTTTGTTAAACCAGAAAAAACAGAACACATGAGAAAGGTAGACCCGATACCAAGGGCTGTTCTACCACGTGACATTGTATATGCAATAGAACTAGCAAGGTTCCTCAGACCGATAGAGAAAACAATATTCCAATATATTGATAAGCTCTGGGGAAATCCTACTATAATGAAAGGATACAACGCTGCAGTGCAGGGTGGGCATTTTGAAAAATCATGGAATAGATTCAAAAGACCTGCGGCACTGGACTTGGATGCGAACCGTTTTGATGAACACGTAAGTGAAGATGCATTAAAGTTTGAACATAAAATTTACAGGTTGTTTTATCAGGGAAAAGATTTAGAGTACCTGAATAACTTGCTGAGATGGCAATTGGAGAACAAAATTACATGTAGGACAACAGATGGATATGTTGTGAGGTGTACAAGAAAAGGAGGTAGGATGTCTGGAGATATCAATACATCATTAGGAAATTGCGGTATTATGACCAGCAAGATACATTGGATTGTGAGGAAGCTCATGGTCATGGACAATGTTGATTTATTTAATAATGGTGATGATTGTATATTAATAGGCGAATATGAAGATATAGTTAAGTTAAAACCAGCTATATCACCTGCTTGTTTACAATTTGGATTCACTATGAAGATAGGACCAATCGTACGTACACTAGAACACATCAGTTTTTGCCAAACCAATCCAGTATTCAACGGAAAACAGTATGTCATGTGCAGAAATCCACATATAGCCATAGCTAAGGATTGCATAATGATTGATTATACAGACTCACAAAGGGTTTTCAATGGTTGGAGAAAAGCAGTAAGTCTTGGAGGTATGAGTTTAACTGACGGCATACCGATCTACACCGAATTTTACAAAAGCATGGGAAGAGGAATTAATGATAAAGATTCAAATGCTAGATTTGGTAAAGTAGATGAGTCAGGGTTTTGGAGGTTGTCTCAAGGAATGGAATTCACAAATATGAAGATAACTGACGAAGCACGTTTTAGCTTTTGGGTGGCTTATGGTATTACACCTCACGAACAAGTATTGATTGAAGAAGCTTATAAGAAGATGGAAATAGGACCCTTGACGCCGGCCAAGGGATTACAACACCACAAATTTAAATCCTATCTCACAGAACTATCTCAATTTTATGAGCACACAAACTATACAAGTTCCAATTAATACTCAAAAGAGGAACAAAAACAGGAAAAACAAAAAACAAAACAAATCAAAACAAAATGGAAAGAAAACAAAGAAAAATGGAAAAAACAGGTTAAGACCACTTAAACTAATGGTTAAGGGACAAGGTGACTATTCACTCTCTGGTATGGGAGAAAGCATCGGTTCACGTTTAGGGGGCTTAGCTGGTAAATCACTTGGGGGGCTAATCTCAAGTGTAACAGGGTTTGGTGATTACGAAGTAAAATCTAATACACTATTAACACAAACACCAGACTTTACAAATCATGCATTTACCAATATCGTACACAAGGAATTTGTAGGAGACGTATTTGGACAAAAAGCTTTCACAAAAGCAGCAAGAGGAGCAATAACACCAATCAATAATGAGATGTTCCCTTGGCTTTCTAAAATGGCTAGATGTTGGGATGAATATCAAATCAATGGATTATTATTTCACTATAAACCAACATCTGGAGTAGCAGTAGGCTCAACATCTACTGCCATAGGGTACGTTATCATGTCAACACAATACAATCCTTATGATGCTGAATTTTCAAGCAAACAAGCCATAGAGAATTATCAATACACCACTTCATCTGCACCTTATACACAACAATTGCATGCAGTTGAATGTGATCCTACAGTGGTTAAACAACCAATATTATCAGTACTAGGAAATGCTTCAATAGGAGACAAAAGATTCACAGATTTTGGTATCTTTAATATATATACAGGAGGAGGACAATTAGATCCATCACAAGTTTGGGGAGAACTTTGGGTCACTTATGACATCACATTTTACAAAAAGGCTTCAAGACCTTTGTCATTGGCAGACCACTATAGAGGAGACTCAGGAATAACAGCTAGTTTACCAATGGGAGTAGTCGTCACTATAGATCCACAAAGCACACTCAACTCAAGCTTTTCAGGAAACGTTTTAACTATACCTGCCTCATTTTATGGATACTTAAATCTTATATACTCATACACAGCTACAGCCGCAGATGCAACCAATGCACTCGTCTGTACATTATCAACTTCCATAACTGCTGTAAATGAATTTAACAATGATAGTGCTTCAACAGTCAATGGATATGCTTCATCTAATGCAATATTTCAAAGAGCATTTAACATTGTTGCTGGAGGAACAATTACTTTAACTATACCTTCACTATCTATAACTGGACCTATTTCAGCTGACTTGATGATCAATGAAATGCCATACTTATCTTAAAGGGTAAACAAATACCACATCATCCTGCTTAGGAAATCACACTCAGAATAACTTTAATTAAATTTGTAAGGAAATAATAATTTCAGGTCGTGGCCGGGAGCGGTCGCATACTGGATAGCTTGCAACTGAGAAAATAGAAGAG